GATATTTGGTCATCAGGTGTTCCTGTAGGAATGGCATTTCAACGTTTATATCAAATGGTTAAAGAGGGAACAGACAAAAATATGTTATTTGTAAAATATGAAGATCTAATGAAAGATCCTCAAGGTGAAATGAACCGCATTTACAAATATTTAGAAACCCCTCAATATTCACACGATTTTAATAATATAGAACAAATTACCCAAGAAGATGATGCAGTGTATGGGGTATATGGTGACCATATTATTAAACCCAAATTAACCCCAGTAAAACCTGATTGGAACGATATTCTAGGAAAAAATGCAAGTGGTTGGATCAAAAACAACTATGCGTGGTTTTATGAATACTTCGGATATATTTAATATTTATAAACAAAAAATATGACAACAATCTGGACAATCCCAAGTATGAAACGTATAACTGACGATGGTGTAGTTGTACAAGCAACCTATATTTTTCAAGCTCAAGAACAAAATTTTATCAACCGTAAAGTAGGTGATATGACTTTTTCTGGTAGTGTAGATGAGCCTGGATTTATTCCTTACGATCAACTTACTGAAAGTGAAGTATTGGGGTGGGTATTTACTGAATTGGGTGATCAAAAAGCTGTTATTGAAGCTGAAATTACTTTAGCAACAGAAACCCAATATTCAGCATCAATTGCAAATCCTTATTCAAATGGAGTTCCTTGGACAAATTAATATAAAATTTAAATAGTTATGATTTATTGGTTTACTGGACAACCTGGAGCAGGTAAAACAGTTTTAGCAACTGCTCTAAAACAAGAATTGGACAATACTTTCCATGTAGATGGAGATGATTTACGTGCTATTTTTGATAACAAAGATTATAGTGAAACTGGTAGAAGAAAAAATATTGAGCTAGCACAACAACTAGCTCATTTTCTTCACAATAAAGGAAATAATGTAGTTGTTTCCCTAGTTTCCCCATACAAATATCAACGCGAAGAATTCAAAAACAAACTTGGAAACTCGTTAAAGGAGTTTTATGTTCATACTACTGAAATACGAGGCAGGGAAAATTTCCATGTTGAAAGCTATCAACAACCCACAGAAAATTATCTTGACTTAGACACTACAAATATTTCAGTTGAAGAATGTTTACAAAAAATTAGAAGTTATGCAGAATTGGAGCAAAAAAGTACACGTACAGTCATCACTGGAATCTAAACCAAACCAATATGCTATGTTTATCGGTAGATGGCAACCACTACACGATGGGCATAAAGCATTATTTCAACAAGCTTTAGATGAAGGAAAAAATGTTTGGATTGCAATTAGAGATGTTGAAACAACTGAATCAAATCCATTTAATGCTCAAGAAGTCCTTAAAAATATTGGAGACGAATACAAAGAACTTTGTGGACAAGGTCGAGTTAAAGTTAGTATCATTCCTGACATATGCTCCGTTGAGTTTGGTAGAGGAGTTGGTTATGATATTATTGAACATATACCTCCTACTCAAGTAGCAGAAATATCAGCTACAAAAGTACGTGAACAAATGCGTAAAGAAGGTAAGTTATGAAAGAAAAAATAAAAAAATTCCAAATTCGATTCAATGTCCATAGTCAAGCAGAACATGAACGTTGGCGCCTTATTGAAGATGGTAAAGAACATTTAGTATCTGATATCATTATTGATGGTCACACCTATACTACAATGGATTGGATGGAAGATCTTCAAGAATATAAATGGCATATCAGCTGTGAGGGATACGTTAATGTTCAAAATAATATAGCATATGTTGTAACAGTAAAAGAAGAAGCTGTAATGACACGACATATCCTAAAAACATTATCTTATCGTATTTTAGGTACTTTAACAACTGTTACAACTGCCTATGCTTTAGGTGCTTCAATTGAAATGTCTTCATTATTAGGTGTAGGAGAACTTATGATTAAACCTGTACTATATTTTTTCCACGAACGTGTTTGGTACAAATATGTTAGGATAGGAAAGAAGAAATAATTTTTTTAATATTTTTACATATTTATAAACAAATAAAAACATTTAACAATGGCTTTACAAGTAACAGGATCTTTTAGACTATCAAACGGTACATACGCCGTTAACCCAGAAATTTTAATGTGCCCAAATCTTCCATACCGCGATGTATTGAATCTACAAGCACAAGTAGTACTAGTAACTTCAGGAAGTGCTCCAATGCCTACTCCAATGGGTACAAGCTACTACACAGTAGATAACATTTACTACAACAACATGAACTTGGATATTCTACCAACTTCATCAATGGAAAACCCATATTCTGCATTGATCAACTCACTTGATCAATATGTAAAAACAGATTTGGAAGAAAAACAACCAGATTGTATTTACAATATCGCTTAAGATACTTTAAATTTCTTGAAAAAATATTAGGCCCCCCAAAGGGGCCTTATTATAATATAGTTAATAAACCTTAATAAATTAAATTTATGTCAATCGTTTCAGAAAAAAAGTTCCTAACAGAAGAAGAACAAGCAACACTAAAAGAAATTCAATCAAACACTCGTGCTCTAGTTGTTGAGCTTGGTGAAATTGAATTAGTTAAACTCCAAGTAGAAAAACGTCATGAAAATGCTAAAATATTTTTAGCAGAACTAGGAGAAAAAGAAAAAGAATTTACCCAAAAGGTATTTGAAACCTACGGTAAATGCACAATCGACCCAGAAACGGGTGAGATTACATCTGCAGAGTAATCTAGATTAAAATACACCATATTTATAATAAAATAATTCATAATGGCAGAAACAATTGTCTCACCTGGTGTATTAGCAATAGAGAACGATCAATCATTTGTAACTCAACAACCTGTACAAGCGGGTGCTGCTATCATTGGCCCAACAGTAAAAGGTAAAGTAGGAATCCCTACCCTAGTAACTTCATATAGTGATTATCTAAATAAGTATGGTGCTACTTTCCTCAGTGGAAGTAACACCTATACTTTTTTAACTTCAATTACAGCATATAACTATTTTGCAGGTGGTGGAAACACTTTGTTAGTTACTCGTGTGGTAAGTGGAAGTACAATAACTGATTGGACTCCTGCTACTTCATCATTTATTTCTGCTTCTGCTCATTCTGCTGGTGCACCATATAATACCAATGTTTTTGTTTTAGAAACATTATCTGAAGGTATTATTATGAATAGTGCTGGACCTACAGGTTCAAACGGTACCTTACTTTCAGGATCTTCAGAAAACTATAGATGGCAAATTGTTTCTCCTGATACAAATAATGGAACATTTACATTAGTTCTCCGTCAAGGAAATGATTCAAATGTTCAACAATCTACTTTAGAAACTTGGGGCCCTCTTTCACTAGATCCATTTGCCTCAAACTATATTGAACGAGTAATTGGAAATCAAGTAGAAACTATTCAAGAAGATAATGGAGAATATTATCTCCAAATGTCTGGAAGTTATCCAAACCAATCCTCTTATATTCGCGTTAAACAAGTAAACCAAACTACCCCAAATTATTTTGATAATGTTGGAAATCCAAAACCACAATACACTGGATCTATTCCAATTACTCAAAGTGGTGTATTTGGAAATGGAAAAGGAAATATTATTCCAACTGGTATTGCTGGTGCATACTATGAAAATATTTCTAATGCTAATATTCAAGGATTAACAGCTAATGCTTATACAGAATCTATTTCTTTATTAGCAAATAAAGATGCTTATAACTATAATCTACTAGTCGCTCCGGGTTTAATAGCCGACCCAACCCAATTCCCTTTACATAATGCTGTAGTAAATCAAATGATTACTATTGCACAACAAAGAGGGGATTTTATGGTAGTAACTGATTTAGTAGGATACGGCTCAAACATCAACCCAGTAGTTACTAGTGCACAGACAAAAGATACTTCATATGCTGCTGCTTATTGGCCTTGGTTATATACAGTAGACCCAAATACATCTAATTTAGTTTGGGTTCCTACAACAACTATGATTCCAAGAGTATATGCACAAAATGATGCTATTGCTTATCCTTGGTTTGCACCTGCAGGTATTAATCGCGGTATAATGACATCTGTTGTTAAAACAGAACGTGTATTGACTCAAGGAAATAGAGATTTACTTTATAAAAATAATGTAAACCCAATTGCAAATATTGCTACTGCTAATGGATCTGCAATAACAGTATTTGGACAAAAAACTCTACAAAAAAGAACTACTGCTCTTGATCGTGTAAACGTACGTCGTTTGTTAATTGAGCTTAAAAATTATATTTCTCAAGTAGCTGATACATTTGTATTTGAACAAAATAATGAAATTACAAGAAATAACTTTTTATCTCTAGTTAATCCTTATTTATCATTAGTTCAACAACAACAAGGTTTAACTGCATTTAGAGTTGTAATGGATGAAACAAACAACCCTCCTAGTGTTGTAGACCAAAACCAATTAATAGGCCAGATTTACTTACAACCCACTAGAACAGCTGAATTCATCATACTTGATTTCAATATATTACCTACTGGTGCAACATTTCCTGCTTAACAGCATATTTTAAGGAAATTTTAGATATTTATAATAAAAAATACGATGGCAAATTTCACAACTTCTCCTGGAGTAGCAATTAGCGAAATAGACAACACTTTCTTAACTGGCCAACCAGTACAAGCAGGTGCTGCTATTATAGGTCCTACAGTTAAAGGTCCTGTTGAAAAACCAACACTTGTAACAACTTATTCAGATTTCGTAACGATATTTGGAGATACTTTTATCAGTGGTGGTAATTCTTATTCTTACTTAACTTCAATTGCTGCTTACAATTATTTTAATTATGGAGGAACTTCATTATTAGTTGCTCGTGTAGTAACTGGTTCTTACAGATCCGCAATTAGTACTACAATTCCTAATTACATATCCTCAAGTTCATCTTCATTCTCTTTAGAAACCATTTCTGAAGGAGCCATCATGAACAATTCAGGTTCAAATCCACTTGGAGCTTCAGGTTCATTAAATTCAGGATCAGCTGATAATATTCGTTGGGAAATTACAAATTCAAATACTGGATCAGGTACATTTAATGTATTAATTAGACGTGGTAATGATATAACTACTAATAAAGTAGTATTAGAGGCATGGAATAATTTAACATTAGATCCAAATTCAAATCGTTATATTGCTAAAGTAATTGGTGATCAAAAACTTCAATACAATTCTGTTACTGAACAAATGGAATTATCTGGAAGTTTTCCAAATAATTCAAGATATGTTCGTGTAAAAGCGGTAACAAACCCAACACCAAATTATTTTAATGCAAATGGTGTTGCAGTAAATGCATATACAGCTTCTATCCCACAAAATGGTAGCGGCTCAGTAGGTGGTTCATTTTACGATGCTACTGGTACTGCAAGTGGATCTATTAAATTATACGATGAAATTGGTGCAAATACTCAAGGATTAGTTGGTGCTAGCTACAATGATATGATTACTTTATTTGGTAATCCTGAAGCATATCAATTCAACGTATTATTTACTCCTGGTTTGTTAAATGACGAACATACAGCTCAAGTTACAAACATTATCTCAAATACGATTGCAAGAGGTGATAGTATGTACGTAATGGATTTAGGAGTATATGGTACTTCACTCTCAGAAGCAGTAACACAAGCTCAAATTCGTGATACTTCATATGCTGCAACATATTGGCCTTGGGTCCGCATTATCGATCCATCAACAGGAAAACATATTTGGGTACCAGCTTCAACAGTAATCCCAGGTGTATATGCATTTAACGATAAAGTAGCTGCTCCTTGGTTTGCCCCAGCAGGTATAAACCGCGGTGGATTAAGCACAGTTCTCCAAGCTGAATTGAAATTGACACAAGGTAATCGTGACACGTTATACAGCAATAATATTAACCCTATTGCAACGCTGCCTCAACAAGGTGTAGTAGTATACGGTCAGAAAACATTACAAAAAGCTCAATCTGCTTTAGACCGTGTAAACGTACGTCGTTTAATGATTGAATTGAAATCATATATCCGTCAAATTGCAGATACAGTAGTATTTGAACAAAATACTATTACTACAAGAACATCGTTTATCTCAAGAGTTACTCCATATTTAGAAAATATCCAACAAAAACAAGGATTGTATGCCTTTAAAGTAGTAATGGATGATACTAATAATGGACCAGCAGTAATTGATCAAAATCAATTAGTAGGCCAAATTTACATCCAACCTACACGCACAGCTGAATTTATTTCCCTAGACTTCATTTTGATGCCAACAGGAGCTGAATTCCCAGGATAAAAAATAAAATATTTAGATATTTATAATAAAGAAATAAACAACACAAAATGGCAATTTTAGATCAAAATCAAATATTTTTTACACCATTTGAACCAAAACAAAGTAACCGTTTTATCGTTACAATTGATGGTATCCCTGGGTATATAGTTAAAGGTGTGAGTGCTATTAACATGACTCAAACAGCAGTTGCTCTGAACCACATTAACATTCAACGTTATGTGAAAGGAAAAACTGTTTGGGGTACTGTTAGTTTCACATTATACGAACCAATCACTCCTTCTGGTGCTCAATCAGTAATGGAATGGGTACGTTTAGGTCACGAATCAGTAACAGGCCGTGATGGTTACTCAGATTTCTATAAGAAAGATATTACGTTCAACGTTATCGGACCTGTAGGTGATATCGTTTCTGAATGGATCGTTAAAGGAGCCGTTATTACAAGTGTGAACTTTGGTGATTACAATTGGGATGACGACGGAACACCAGTAAATATTTCAGTTGAAGTACAACCTGACTACTGCGTATTGAACTACTAATATTAGATTAAACAATAAACATATAAGAGCTCCAAAGAAATTTGGAGCTTTTGTTTTCTTTTAATATATTTATAACCATATGAAACTAGATAGTTTACGTACGTTAGTTAAAGAGGAGCTTAGTAAGCGACTAAATGAGGAATACCAAGA